GCCCTACAATCTGTAAGGTTATTACCACGATTTGAGGTGGAAATGGATTTGACAATTTATGCCCGTTAGAGGATAATTGGAAGGGTCACAATTGGTGATGAGATGGGATGAGAGGATAGTATGGGAAAGGTAGTGTGGAAAGAGAAGATGAAGTTATCTTAATAGATACAGAACAGGTAGTTAAAATATATGGAGTTACAAGAGGTCTTTTTAATTCAACTAGATTAGGTATTGGTGCGCCAGCTCATGTAAAAAGATTTAATAGAAAGAACTGGTACATCGAGAAAGAATGTAAAGAATGGGCAGCAAACAATAACTTCTGGGAACTTGCTATGCACTATAGACGTTCCCAATGCTACAAGACTCTAAGTAAGGAAGAAACTTTAACTAGACGTAGAGCAGGACGACCAACTAAAGGTGATAGGCCAATAGAACTACTAGAGAGAGATTTAAAAGAAAGAACACCACCTTTAATGAGGTTATTCTTACAGGGTAAATTCTCACCTAACAGGAGATTATTATGAGCAGACCTTCGTTAATTACCACAATGACTGAAGCAGGTATAGCTTACTATGGTAAAGGTAAAAGTCCTTACGATGTTATTCGTACAGCAAAGAACAAAGCTAATCCAGGTTCTTCTTTTAAAAGAGAACTAGAAACTATATTAAAACAAGACACTAACTATTTAATAAAAGCATTTGACTATTTAATTTTATGAAAAGATATAATACTAAACACCAATGGCGAATGAAAGAAGCCGAAGACGGTCAATGGATTAGATACTCAGAAGTAGAAGAACTACAAGCTGACCTAGAACTAACTAAAGAGTGTAATGAACAATTACAAGCTGATGTTAGATTCTATATGAATAGAATAGGAGATTATGAAGAGAAGGCAAGAAACGCTAGATGGCATATGCACCATTGGCAACATAAAGCTAAAGCTGCTGGCAATGTTCTAGCAGGTCTAATAGCTGAAATAGCTATAGTACTAACTCTATATAGTTTCGGATTGCTATAACATTAAACTAGGGTATAAAATGACTGAAATAGATACAATAAGAGTTATGTATAAAGAGTATATAGCAGAAGGGCTTAGACAAGCACAGATAGAGACTAACTCTATAGTTCCAGACGGTAGTGCTATAATCTGCCAAACTTATAGTCAGTTAGCGGCTTACAACTCTATCTGTGGTTTGCCTATCATGGTAGCAGCTACAGCTAGTAGTTTTGAATTTGTACTAGCGGTACCGCAAGGTACAAGCCCTAGCATCTCTAATAGTTTTAGGGAGTATATGGAGATGAATGACCTTTACCCTGATGTCTAAATTTCTCGATAGCGGGGCGATAATTTCAAACCGCTATAACCCTAAGAACATCTCACGTTCGGCTTCCCTTCGACGTGTTAGGCCTGAAATTACAGCCCCATTCGCCCGATTCCACCTCAGAAACTGCCTAGCCACCTCAATTCTCGCCTCATCTTCATTAAGTAACCTAACTAATGTAGAACTAACTAGATTACCTACTCCAATGTTATAACATAAACTAACTAGCGCATCGAATTCATACTGTTCCAGAGGAACTTTAACTGCTTTAGTTACCGCTTTCTCGTAGGTAGTTAATGTACTTGCAAATAGTTCCAGAGCTTCTGCCTCACTAATAGCAGGGTCTCTTAGACTTACCGGAGTTCCATCTGCGTATCTAGTAGAGCCGTAGCCAATAGTAGGTACTTTAGCACTACATAGATAAGGTTTAGCCCTAAAGCCCTCAAATTGTTTAATAAAATCAATGCCTTGCTGGCTAATTTTCATAAATTACCTTAAAAACTTAGAAATGAATGTGCTTTAGCAGTATTTATAACAGTCACAGAAATAATAATAACTTTAGAAGCATTACCAGTATACCCAGTAGATGTTTGCAATACTAACTTATACATAGGGAACAACTCTGGAACTGGTAAACCATAGTTCTCAAAGGTCTCGCCACTTGCCTGATTAGCATTATTATACTCCCCATGTCCCATTATTAACTTAACTGGATACTTAATATCATTAGTAGCAACTATATAGTAGGTAACAAATTTACTATTACCAGCTTCTACTAATGAGCCAACACCATTAACAATGTTATTATAGTAGACCCTACCACCATTAGCATGAGGAAATATAGGTAAAGCTGGCTCTAATTGGGCATAGCCTGAGCCATTCAAGTAAACAGTAGGTAAAAGAGCATTAGTTAAAACCTGTTCATAGTTATTAACTGGGCTAACACTATCAGTAATAGCATGTTCTAAGTCCTCATCAGCAAACTGAATAGGTGAGCTAAAGGTCAGATTAACATTAGTATCAGAGTTCAAAGTATAGCTAAGTTCCCCACCACTACGCCAGACAGCTCCTCTATTCCTATGTTCTGAATAATGCCATTGAGTATCCCTAGCTACACTATGTCTTTCATCTCCAGCTATAATAGCTTTCTTTAGAACCGAATCCCAATAAACATAACCGATTAAGATGGAACTTCTTATATTCCCATAAGCTCCGTCTAGGGCTAATTGCCCTGTAAGATAGTTATAGATAATATAATTACCACCAGTAACATCTGGAATTTCTATAGATTTTATGCCAGAAACAGTATATTCTGTGCCTCGGTAATAGACTTTAACAGGAATATCAATAGTCCAAGAGAAAATTCTAGTATTAGTTACGAAAGAAACACTATTACCAGTTCTAGTGAAAACTCCAGTCAAATCTTGACTAAGATAACCTACAAGAGCAGGGTCAACTGCCCCTGTATCACCTTTCTCACCCTTACCTGAATTAACCAAAACATTAACAACAGGCTCTTTTACAGTTATAGTGTTTATAACAGTCTCTTTAGCAGTTATAGTTTCAGCCATTATCTTACCTGCAATTTTAAAGTGCCTACAACAAGTGTATTAACAAAGCCAGTTGACTTCTTAGTTACCTTTAGAAAGTAGTAAAAAGCACCAGCGCCCAGACTTAGAGTCTGAGCGTCAGTAATTGTAAAGTTTATATTATAATCAGCTAATTGATTAACTACAATTGTACCTGAGGTTGAGCTATAAGTTAGAAGAGCAGTTGCATCTGTCTTTAATTGTCTAATCTCAGCTACAAGGTCATAGAGAGTCATATCAATTAGATTGCCTTGACTGTCTTCATAGGCAAACTCCATATTAATTGTATCCTGAACATACTCAGAATAGTTAATCGTAGCTGTTTCACTATAAACTGTTTTCATATTAAGCCCAAACTCTTGATGGTGTTGTAGGTTCTACAATATAAGGTGCTAACAAATCAGGAATAGCTGAAGATATCTCAGTAACCTCACCTGTTACTTCATCTACTGACTGAGTTACAGTTAAAGAAGCTAGACGTAAATTAACATGATAACCTTCTAGCGGGGCTAGTTCAGGATATTCATTGCCATCTATGTCTTCTAGTATGTTACCCGTTGGTTTATGGATAGTACCTACAAAGTCAATAGAAGCTAATCCTGTAGGCGCTAGAACTACACTTTCATCTTCATTTTCTACTTCAGCTAGAAAGGATAGATTAGATAAAACATCTTCTGCTTCAGCTTGATTTGTGAACTTTAAGTAATAGTCAATCATCTTGTTAGCCTCTGTAAGTCTGCGTTAGGTAAACGTTTTGGATAGTATTTGATGAATTGGATGTGACCGTTTAGTATCTGCCCATTATAAACATTTTGCCCTAAGTGTATTCTATCAACAGTAGGTATGGTTGCTGCTAGGTCGGTTCCAACACTTGCACCATTAACACTAATTGCCACATCATTTAATTTATATGCAAAAGCTGATTTAACGGTACTATAAGCTGTGATAGTCGAGAAGGAAGTTATATCTGCTTGGGGTACCCCTCCTACAACTACAGATGCTGCACATAAATTTAATACGTTTTTACGATTAAATATTATATTAATACCGGTGCTATCACTAATATACCAATTCATTTGAGCAGTAGTTGTAGCTAATGGAGAATCACTTGCACAGTAAACAGTCCCTTCACTCTGGTTATACCAACTACTAAAGTTACTACCCACCATGCTTGCATTATCTGCCGCACGAGTTACCGTAGCTGAGGTTGTTGGGATGTATGAGGTTGGGAAAGCGCCTGCTTCTAATTGAGCGCCCCATGCGTAGAGTTCATCACCAGCAGCTGAAGCACCATCAGAAGTTTGAGCTGCTACAATTCCATAAGTAATAGATGTTAATACCGACAGTACAGTAAATGTAACTGATATTCGATACCATCCATTACCTACCGATGTAATACTTGGCAGAAACGAACCAAAATCAGCTGTAGCAACACCAGCTGACGACACAACACCTGTAGCAATATTAAAGTAAGGACCGGACACTGTAGCACTACCACCAACAGCTGCAATCCTTAGTCTACAAAATGAAGTATTACTAGATTTGACATACGCTGAGACTGTGTATGTAGTAGTTGTACTTGCTATTGTTTGTGAAGGAGTCAGTGCCGCTCCAGAATAATTAAATTTATCCGCAGTAGTTGTATTATCGGGTGCAGTAATTGCATTTGTTGTTACCGTGACTCCAGCACCTTTTACCCAAGCCGCATTATCAAACTCACTACTATAGGTCAGTAAATTAGTCCTCTGCTCCTCAATCAACAAACCTTTAGGCGCTAAAGTTACAGGGTCGTAGTCGAATCTTGGTAGATTACTAGTTACTGACTCTATAATTCCACTAGAATTTACTCTTGTACCGCTGCTTGCTCTAGTAAAAGTAATCCTAGAATCTAAGACTCCAGAAGTAAAGTCAAGTGCTAAACTAATTCCTTTACTCAATCTCTTTTTCTGAAATAATAAAAGATTCATATATTCCTCTTAATAGAAGCAAGTAATAGTTCTATCTGCACCTTGAGCTACAGGACTTGCCGCTGTACCAGAACGGAAACGAACATATCTAAAAGCAGCGAAAGTCACTACATCAATAGCATAAGCTGCACCTGCAATAGCGCCAGTATAAACACCAGCTTGTATATTAGTGTAGTCAAAAACCGTACTAATCCAATTTACATTATCATTACTAACTTCTAAACTCACAGAAGCAGCAGTCCAGCTAGAAGGCATTAAGAAAGAATTAACTAACTCGCTTACCAAGTCAACACTATCAGAAACACTAGCACCAGATAAGATAGTTACTTCCTTAGCCTGTCTAGTAGAAATATCATCACTCATATAAACCCCTTAAAAATACTTATTAATTACAAATGTAGCAATAGCAGCTATGCCACCTACTACAGTAGAAATCCCACCTATATAACCCATTTGCTTAGACCTTTCAAGTTGCATCTCTTGCAATGTTTCGGCTATTTCCTTCAAAGAAACCGTAATACTTTCTCTAAACTCTTTACTATCATCAGAGACATTCTTTAAATTCTCTTCTAACTTAGCTACTCGACAAGGTAAATCTGGCATAACTTAATCCTATAAATAGATAACTGATTTAGGTAGGTCTAAACTATTCCAAGGAAGCTTTGAAAGTTGTCCTGCTCTCTTATTCTTAAAGATATGATTATTCTTTCTGGCTAATGCAAATACTGTAGGTGAGACCCGCATTAGTCTACATCTTTCTATCCTAGACCACTCATCTTTATATAAAGGATTGAGTTTTCTTATTCTAACGTGTCTACGGTAGTTAGCTAGAGCAATATAGAAAGAAGTTGTTCTATAAATAGCTTCGGGAAGGTCAGTATAATCTATGACAAATACATCACCTTCGTAGGCTTTTGCCCATAAGTCTTTAAGGTAAAGAGTTAGCTTTATATCTTGGTAACGCATAAATAGTTTAATTTTGTCATAAAGCATACCATATCTAGGTTGTCAAGTCAATTGAAGAGCCTCTAGCCCTATTACTAGCTATTTTAGCCTAAATTTTGCTTTTTTACCTAAAATAATGTATATTTTTAAAGAAATTTAAAGTTTTGAGGACAAATTATGACCATTTTAGACCCTAACAACAAGGCAATCATTGACCTAGATTCAGTACCTAGTCCAGCAGTTCTAGCAGGTATCCTAGACATTCCAGTATCTATGGTTCACCAAGGTAGACAGGATGGTAAGTTACCAGCCAAAGTAACAGCTACTTATCGTGAGTGTATTCACCAATATATCCATTACTATAAGAAGAAAATCAACTCTAAGTCTACTTCTATGGGTGAAGCCAAATTAGCACAGGATATTAGGAATGGTATTGCCAAAGAGGAACTTCAATGGCTTGAGATAAAAAGAGAGAAAGAGCAGTTAATAGATGTTGCAGAAATCAAAGACCTATTTGAACCTATCTTTCATATCATTAGAAGCTCTTTAGTAAACCTAGCTAGACAATATCCTGAAACACAAAAGGATATAGATAATATGCTAAATGGCTGGAACACACTAGGCGGTAAAATAGCTGCTAAAGCTGGTCAAGAAGCAGATGACTTCGTGCAATCTATGTTAGAAAAGGAACTAGAGATGCCACAAGCAGAAGAAGAACTTGAAGAAGCCTTTAACTTAGGTAATGAAGATGCTTGATTTAAACACTAATTGGGCTGAACGACTATTCCTTGGGAAATGTTTACAGCTATTAAAGAAACCTAACAGGATGGGTACAAGAGAGTGGGCAGAAACTAACAGATTCTTGACCTCTGATGTTTCATCTCGGCCTGGAAAGATGGACTGTATGCAAACTCCTTGGATGTTATATGTAATGGAGTGCCTAGATAATCCTGAAATACATTCTATTGTAGGTAAGAAGTCAGCACAGATTGCTTGGACAGAAACTATTAACAACTGGATAGGTAGAACAATTGACCTAGACCCAAGAAATATAATGATTGCTTTCCCAAGAGCAGCTTCAGCGCAGAAGTTCTACAAGGAAAAGTTAGTGCCTTATATTACCCACACACCAGCTCTTAAAGCAAAGATTGGAAGTCTAGCTAAAGTAAGTCATAAACATATACCTTATGATGGTGGTTTCTTAGTTCTAGCTAATGCTGGTACAGCTGAGGATGGTAAGTCATCCGTTATACCTTATGTAATTGTAGAAGAGCCGGATGGTGTAAAGAAAGATGTAAATAACCAAGGTGATGGTATGGCTATTTTACGCCAGCGGATGAAATCATTTTCAGACAGTAAATTAGTCTATGCTGGAACACCTACTGATAAGGATTTTAGCCAAGTAGACTTAGCCTATGAACAAAGTAATAAAATGATATATCTAGTTCCTTGCCATTTATGTGAGGAATTCCATTCACTTAGTTTTGATAATCTAAAATATGATGAATGGCAAGATAGACGAATAGATGAGTTCTATGGAATTTACAATCCCGAAACAGCTTACTATGAATGTCCACATTGTTTAGGTATTTGGAATAATGAAGAAAAGAACGCTAACGTCACAAGAGCTATTAACTCACATAATATGGGTTGGGTTCCTACTAATCCTAGCGTGGACGACATTTATGGGTTCGCCTTTAATGAGTTGCTAAGTCCTTTTGAAGCTTCTAGTTTAATTAACTTAGCTAAACAAAAGTTAAAAGCACAAGTAGCTTATGATAACGGACATGAAGGTTTAATGAAGAGTTTTACTAATAACTCTAAAGGCGAAGCTTATGTGCCATTAAATGCTGGCCTAAATGTAGATGAGTTAAGAGCAAGAAGATTAAACTACCCTGAAATGGTAGTACCTTATGAGGGTTTAGTACTAACCACAGGTATTGACGTTCAGCATAATAGATTTGCTATTGTAACTAGAGCTTGGGGTAGAAATGGTAATTCATGGTTAGTTAATTGGACAGAGATATTCGGAGACGTATTAGATTATTCAGATAGTGTCTGGGGTAGATTAACTGATTATATATTCCAAGACTGGACTCATGGCGCAGGTAAAGGTAAGACATTAAAAATATCGGCAGCTTCTATTGACTCCGGTGATGGTGCTACAGCTGAGTTAGTCTACCGTTGGGTATCTGAAATGAGTTTAAAACATAATCATATCTTTGCTTGTAAAGGTATAGGCGAACTTAAATTCAATAACTATGAAATCTTTAATGAACCTAATATGATGGAAATAGGTTCTTCTAGTCAGGAACGTAAAACATTAGCTCAAACTATGGGTGTTAATGTATTTCCTATGGGAGCCTACAGAGCGCACGAGGAAGTATTAAGACGTTTTAATTTAAAAGGTAATAGAGACAGACATTATCATTGTGAGACTATGTACGGTGGTTATGAGGAACAGATATTGTCCTGTAGAAAAACCTTTGAAACAGATACTCAAAAAGGTGGCTTTAAACTTATCTCAGGTAAACATAAAGAAGGTATTGACTGTGAGAAAATGGCTCTTCATGCTGCTTATGCTATTCAGATTAGAAACTACACTAATATACATTGGGCTGCCTTGGAACAGCACTTACATGTTCAATCAGAAACATTTACATAACTATAGGAGTTACAAATGGCTAGAACAATAGCAGAAGTACAGGCAGACCTTACTACGGTAAATGCTGCTTTACAAAATTTAATTGCAGGTAAGAGGATAACTCAGTTACGGCTTGGTTCTGGAGATTTTGCCAGACAATACCAATATCAAGAGATTACCTATGATGTTTTAAAAGCAGAACAAGCTGATTTAACCCAAGAACTAGCTGCTTTACAGTCTGAGCCGCAAATGCAATTCAGAACTATGTCTAATATTCCACTTAATGTATCTAAATTTAGGGCTTAATAATGACACTACCATACGATTCAGAGGAGTTCTATTATTCTCGTGTTAATCAACAGGCTTTTGATGGTGCTGTTACTAACTATAGAATGGAACAAAAAGGTTTAGTTACAGGAGAAGCTGACCTATTAGCTGCTCGTGAACTTAACTTATTATGGCAACGTAGTCATCATGCTATTAGAAATAACGGCTGGGCTAAAGTAGCTAAAACTAAAAACCTTATCAATCTAAATGCTCTTACTATTAAATGGAAAGATGCTAATGGTAAAGTTAATAAAAAGATGCAAGCACTTTGGGATGAGTTCGCTAAAGACCCTAATTTAGATGGCTATGGTACTTTAGAGAATACTCAAGAAGCTTGGAATGGTGCAATGTTCGAGTCAGGAGAAGCTCTTTGCCGGATGTTAATTAAGAAACGTCAGGGACATACTATACCTTTAGTTATCCAGAACATTGAAGCAGAATATCTTGACCCTAACTTTACTAATGGAGACCCAGAAACTACTAGAAATGGCATTAGATTTAATAACTCTAAACCAGAAACATATTTCTTTAGTAAAAAGAAACCTAACTTTAATATGTTTAATCTATATTCTTTAGAGAAAATAGAAGTACCTGCTGATGAGGTTCTACATATATTTGTTAGAGATAGGCCAGGCCAATGGCGTGGAGTACCTACTTTAGCTTCTATTCTTTTACCACTCTATGAACTGGACGACCTTACCGATGCTACTGTTGCAAAGCAAAAAGCTGCTCAAGCTATTTCATGGGTTATTCGTAATACCAATCCTAGCGCTGCTGTTTCTGTTGGTTCTGCTCTTAACGCTGTTGACCCTAATGATATTGACCAAGCTACTGGCAAACGTAGAGTGGTTACACAAGCATCTGGAGGTGGCGTACAGTATCTTAACAAAGGTGAAGACATAGCTTTCTATCAAGGTACAGATATTGGGTCAAACTTACCTGAACTCATTAAAGCTGAATTACATAAAATAGCACAAGCAGCTGGTTTAAGTTATGAAGTATTAACAGGAGACCTAACTGGTATTAGTTTCTCGGCTTTACAACAAGTATCTATTGATATGAAAACTAAAGCAGAGTTCATGTATAAGTTTTATCTTATTAACTTAGGGCTTGCCCCGCTTTGTGCTAAGTTTAAAGAACTTGCGATAATCTATGGTAGTAAGAGTTTCTCTAATCTAAATCCAGTATTCCAGTATCCTCGCAGATATGGTGTTAATGAATTAAAAGATACTCAAGCCGACTTACTAGAAGTACAATCTGGTTTCTCTACTTGGGAAAGTAAACTTGAAGAACGTAACCTATCAGTAGAAGAGATTACAGAAGATAAGAAACGTCAGAAAGAAGCTGGTGTTAGTTTTGAACCTGTAGTTAAAGATACTGGTCAAAATACAAATATCGAAGCTAACTCTAACTCGGCTGGTATGTAGTTAATTTAGTAAGTAATCTTCATATAGCCCTTGACAATCTACTAAAAATAGAGTATAAAGGGCTATCATTTTTATAGGCGCGTCTTATGAATAGTCACAATTTAATCTTAACCAGACTGATTAACACGCCTTTGGCTATTAGTCAGGATAAGTTAGATATTATCACCTCACAAGTTAGTTTAAAGCTACTTGCTGGTGAGAAATTATCTGCTGGTGTAGCTATGCCTACTGAAAAAGCTACTACTGCTACTGATAAAACTGCAATCATTGATGTTTTTGACAGCTTAGTTGCAAAAGGTGGTGCTGGTGAGTCTGGCTTTACATCCTATGAAGGTATTAAAAGTTCTACTCTTAGAGCTATTAATGATGGAGCTACTAAAGTAGGTTTCTATATTGATAGTCCAGGTGGTGAAGTTTCTGGCTTATTTGCACTAACTGACTTTATCAATAACTTACCTTCAGTATATGGCGTAGAAACTTTTGCTTTTACTGATGGTTCTATGACTTCAGCGGCTTATGCTATCGGCTCTGCCACTCAGAAAGTATATGCTACTGAAAGCTCAACCGTAGGTTCTATCGGGGTTATCATGTCCCTAGTAGACGTAACTAAAGCAGATGAAAAAGCCGGTTACAGTTATACAATTTTGCGTAGTAAAGAAGATAAAGCTCTTTATAACCCGCATGAAACTACTTCTAGTGCTGTTATTGACAAGTACACAGCCATGTTACAAGAGTTAGACGCAATGTTTAACAACGAAGTAGCTAAGAACAGACCTAACTTGTCCTTGGACAGTATTAACTCTATGAAGGCAGATGCTTTCTTAGGTAATAAAGCCCTTGAACTAGGTTTAATAGATGGAATCGTAACTTCAATGGATGAAGTACTTAATTTGAATGTTTCATTAACACAAAGAGGTGATGTTATGACACTAGAAGAGTTGAAAGCTCAACTAAGTGCTAAAGATACGGAGTTAGCTACGCTGCAAGCTAGTGTTACTAACGCTGTAAATGAAGCTGTTAAAGGTGAAAGAGCAAGATGTTTAGACATTTTAGCTGCTGGTCAAACTTTAAAAGTTTCTGCTGAGCAAGTTACTAAGCGTATTTCTGCTGGTACTGCTAAAGACGATGCTGTAGATATTTTTACTGCTATCGCTGAAGCCGTAGGTACTGCTACTGCAATTGATACCGCAACTGGTGCTGATGCTTCTGTTTCTAAAGAAACTGTAGTTGGTGCTAAAGAAGAATATAAAGTAGAAATTGATGGTCAAGCATTTTCAATGTCTGACATTATTGCTGCTGCTCAACAAATGAAAGGAGTTAAATAATGGCTGCTGAAACTTTTACCTATACACCTAAAAGACTTATCGCTGGCAATGACCCAGACGTAGTAACTAAACCATGTACTGTCCTTTCAGGTCAAAACTTGGCTCAATACACTTTAGTAGAATCAGATGCTGCTGGTAAAATGAAAGCTCATGCTGGTGTTAATAAAGTAGCTGGTATCTTGTTAAATGCTGTAGATGCTAGTGCTGCTGATAAAGCAGGTATTGTTTACATTGCAGGTGATTTCTTTGCTGACCAATTAGTTTTCCCAGCTGGCGCTAACACCAACTTGTTGAAACAAAAACTGGTTGAAGGCTCAATGATTGCCTTAACATTCTTGGAAACTGGAGAAGTATAATGGCTAGATTTGCTACACCTTATGAATTAAATGAAATTTACGGTACTTTAGAAGACCGTAACTACCCTACACCAACTGAATTGCAAAGTAACTTCGGTATCATGCAACCATTTGAAACTGAAACCATTAACTTGGATAAAGTTTCTCCTGATTTGCGTATCGGTGTATTTGTTGCTCCTGACGTTCAAGCTAAACCAACAGTAGCTCGTGGTTATGAAACTAAAGTATTCTATCCAGCTTACTGGAAAGATAAAACTACAGTTGACTTTAGAAACATCCGCGCTCGTAGAGTAGGTGAACAAATTTCTGTTCCTACTTCTAATGCTGGTCGTATCGCACAAGCTTTGCAAGATAACATGGTTATTATGAAAGCTAAACGTGACCGTTTATTAGAGTGGATTGCTTCTCAAATCTTGCTTTATGGTTCTTATGTTGCTACTTCTGATAGACATCCTTCTGTTTTAGTAGACTTGGAACCAAACATTGCTACTGATGCAGCTACTTTAAATGGTGGTCGTGCTAACCGTGCTAACTTGACTGCAACTGCTGTTACTTTACCTACTGGTTCTACTTTACCAGTTATTAATGATAACGGTGGCAACGGTAAACGTGCTTGGGGTTCTACTGGCGGTACTAATACTGTATCTCCTATTGCTGACTTGCAACAAATGTTGGATGCAGCTTGGGAGCCTATTAGCAAAATCTATATGTCAGATAACGCTTGGGAACAAGTTAAGAAAGATGCTTCTTTCTCTACAGTTATCAGCACTTTGATTACTACTACTTCTTCTTTCTTAGTTGACTTGTTGCCACAACAACAATCTAAAGAAGGTTTGAAATTGCGTGGTACTATCGCTGGTGTGCCTATCTGGACATACAATGCAGCTTATCAAGGTAATACTTCTGCGGCTAGTTCTTTAACTAAGTTTATCCCTGATGGTTGGGTAGTTATGGTTCCTGCTTCTAACTTCGGTGTCCAAGCTTATGGTGCTATCCAACATGGTGCTGCTGACTTCGTAGCTAGTGAAATGTTCTTTAACTCTTGGGTAGAGGACGAATTCGGAACACCATGGCTTCAAGGACAAAGCGCCCCCTTATTCCTGCACACAAAAATCAATTCAACTGTGGCATGGAAAGTCATGTAATAGATTAAATAATATCTGTTATATGTGATAGAATATAACTACAGCTAGTCCGGCCAGACGAAAAGAGAAACCTTACTCCTGCTGTAGTTCTTTATAAGGTATTTATTTAAAGGTGATAAATGTTGACGCAAGAAAGAGTTAAAGAATTATTTACCTATGACCCAAGTACTGGAAATTTGTATAGAAATATAAAAGCTGGTAAGAGTAAAGTTGGGGATATAGCTGGGAGTTTAGATACTAAATCTGGGTATTTAAAACTTACAGTTGACTATAAACAAACCTCAAATCATAGAGTAATTTGGTTATATATTTATGGACATATCCCAAACTATATAGACCATATAAACGGTGATAGAAAAGATAACAGATTACAGAATTTAAGAGAAGTATCTGTAACCGAGAATAATAGGAATAAAAGTATTTCTAAAAATAATAAATCTGGGCAGAACGGTGTATCTTTTGATGCTTCTAGGAATAAATGGATAGCTGCTATAAATTTTAAAGAAGGTCTTAAACATTTAGGACGTTTTGAAACTTTAGAAGAAGCTATAAAAGTTAGGCAACAAGCAGAGATTAAATACGGATTCCATGAAAATCATGGTCGAATAATTTAACGAGGAACCCTATGGCATTTACAGCTTCTATTGAAGGACTAGACCAACTAAGAGAAAGACTTAGCTCTGGTACTATCGAGAAAAAGCTAGTGAAAGCCATAGGGACGACTGCTTTACAGTTACATAATGTATTAAACAATCGAGTAAGTAAAACCTATGCTACTCGCAGAAGTTTGAACTCTGTTTTAAACTCACGAACTACTTCTGATTTTAAAAGAGGGGTCGGCTTTATAGAATTTGGTTTAGAATATAACTTTATGCCAATTCTATTACAGGAATTTCCAGTAACTAAAACCCTAGTTCCTGCTAATTCTTCCTTTAAAGCTCCTAATAGATTTGGTTTCTCCCAGTTTCCAAATATAAAAGGTAGATTAAAGAGAACTAAACCTAACCAACAGTTAGCAGTTAGAGTTAAAAGAAATGGTACTCCTACTACTATAGCTAAAGCCTTCTATGGTAAGTTACCTTCAAGAGATAAGCAGTATTTAATGGCTCGTAAAGTAGATAATACTTGGATAAAAGAACCAACTCCTGAAGATTTAGCTGGTAAACGTGATGAAATGGGTATTCTATTCGGCCCTAGTTTATCTCAAATGGCTAATTCGGTTTATGAGAAAGACCCTTACTTAATCAAGTTTAGAGATACTTTTGCAGACCACGTTATAAGGAACTTAGAACCATGGTAGAGCCAATAGCAGAAACTTTAGAAATTTGCGGTACTAAGTTATATTTTGATAACTTTGAAATCTATGGTATTCCTGGTTTTCAAACTCAAGTCTTGTATAAAGGTGAAAGTACTCTTTACGAAGTAGAAAGACAAGAGTTTGCTTTCCAAGTCTCTACCTTAGACTGTTATGCAAATTCTCTCATAGTAGATATGACTTTTTACATAGAAGATACTACTTATAGGTATACCTTTAGCCTAGACAGACCTCCAATTCCAGATTTAACTGGCTGGTCAAAGTTAAATGTAATTTTTGTTTCCAAGGAAGCTTTATGATTGATGTTCAAGTACTGATAACAAAACTTAAAGCTGAAACTAATTACACGGTAGAACTTGCAAGAGTTAGAGAGCCTGAATTACAGGAATTAGTTGATTTACCTATTATCTATATCGGTTATACTAGTATAGATTCTAAGAATCCATCAGCTCCTATAGAACATACGCTCTTTAACACTCATGGCGAGAACTTAGTACAAAGTTTTGATATTCAGATAGTTTGTAAAAGTTCAGACCTACCTACTATTTGGAAGACTATCTACACTAAGTTAATAACTTGGAACCCAGAACCATTAGAGCAATATCATTCTGGTTTTACTTATTCCCAAGGGGGTGTTATGGGTTTAGCTAACGGTAATCTCTGGTGGTTAGATAGATGGAAAATAGGTTTTCCAACACTTGAAGTAACTTTTTAATTAATGAGGTAATTATGGCTAGTGGCTATTATGGTGGTGGCAGCAACTACAAAGAAGAACCAGATACTAAGATTGGTTTAGAAAATGAAGTAGCTGTTCAAGTAGAACAAGTAATTGAACAAAAACCTGTAGTGGACTCTACAGCAACTAAAGAGGTAACAGAATAATGGCCTATGTAAAATTCCATGAAAAGAATATAGCTTTATTAGCAACTAAAGAAGTAACTGAAGGTACTTATGTAGCGCCTGTAGGTACTGATGCTGTTGCTGCTACCGCTATTGACGGTGGTATTACACGCGAAACCAATGCTATCACTTTTATCGGTGATTCTCTATTCCGTGAAGAAACTACTTATCTAAAAGACGAATATGGTGATATTAATTTAAATACACCACAACAAGTATTAGGCGCTTTAAGTGGCTCTTTAGCTGCTGATGCGGCTCCTTTCTCAGAACTTTATCAAGCTTGTGGCGGTGCAGTTTCTGTATTCACAGCTGCTGTAGGTTCTTATCCTGCTGGTACAGTTATTGTTGATAATAACAGTACAAGTAACTCTACGATTTCTATTGACATTCGCAAATCATCTCCAGATGATGCGGCTAATGATAAGTTAGTTAAGATGTTAGGTTGTCGTGGTATGGTGGATTTGACAGCTAACATCAGCGAAGTACCTTCTTTAAAGTTTAACTTCAAAGGTGCTTTTACTGACCCAGCTACTGTAACTCGCGTTATCCCTGATTTCGTAAATCAAACATCACAGTTAGCTGCTGCTATTAGAAAAGAAACCATCGTATCTGCTTTAGTAGCTCCTATGACTGGTACTTTTACAGCTACAACTGGTGGTACACTCTCATTAGCTGGTACTATTGGTAAGAAATTAGCTACTTTGTCTGCAAGTACTGCATTGACTCCAGCATTAACAGGTTCTGTTGCTGGTGATATTCGCTTTATCACAGTTGCAGGTGCTTCTGACGCTGCTTATAACGGTACTTTCTTAGCTACCATCATTGGCACAGGTACTGGCGCAGTATTACATTACCAAACTAAAGTTGCTATTGCTAGTGCGGCTCCTACAGGTACTATTACTTTAACAGTAGGCCCAATTGCTAAAACCTTCTCTTATGGTAACTGCTCAGCTCCTAACTTCTTTGGTTTTGATTTGACCCGTTATTTAACAGGTGCTGAAGAAGGTTTTGCTAAAGGTGCAACTCCTACTGATGTTACTGTTACCATGCTAGAAGATAAAGCAGGTACTACTAACTTTGACCCAGAAGCTAACATCGAACAGTTCTTTGGCGTTAAGATTAAATTTGGTACTGCCGCAGGTAAATACATCAGCTATGTATGGGATAGATTAGAACTTACCAATACTAAAGATACCAAAATCGGTACTTACTTTGGTAAAGACGTATCTATGAGAAATACAGGCAAAAGCTATATCATTTTCGAGTAATCTCCCTTCGGGAAGGTTGGAACACCACCAATCTTCCCTCTTTTTAATTATTAGAGGACAATCTAATGGCTGTAAAATTATTTATTAAACTTCAAACTCCTACTATTGAACTTAAAGTATCTGCTAAAGATGCTGCTGGTAATAAAGACTCATTCACAGTAGGTTTCAAACGCTATGACTTAGCAACTGCTCAAGGTAAATTAGAGCAATTACAGAATATCTTTGAATCTGTTTCAAAAGAAACTACTTTAGATTCTAAAGAATTGAATACCTTTATCAAGAATGAAATTGTGTTCTTGAAACAAATTAAACTGGATTTAGAAGACGAAAACGGCAACTCTAAAGAGTTATCTGTTGCAGACACTAGAACAGTTAAACCGAATGAAAGTCTGTGGGAGACAGCAGATGAATGTCTAGCCGTCCTCCTAGATATGTATCTGGGTTCTGCTCCTTACAGACTTTCTCTAATTACTGCCTTACAGAAAGCTTTACTGAATAGCGATTATAGTGAAGCAGAAGTAAAAAACTAATAGAGGCTGGCGAGTACTTAGGAAAGATAGTTGAATTAGCAAAATATGAACAGGAAGTAGCAGATAGTAATGCAAAGGTAAGTTCTTTACTAGCTGCTTTTCCTGGACTTACACAAGATACTACTGAAGTTGAGGAAGAAATCCATGAAGAAGATGTTTTTTATCTCTGGGACACTAAAGAAGTTATCTTTAAGATTTACAAGATTGCTAGAAACTATCTATCTGAATACTATGCACTTGACTCAGCCATTCTTATAGAACTGATTAAAGAGAATAAAGTATCTATGGAAAGTGCTTTATCTGAAATACCGTATATTCATAGCGGATACCTTAACATTATCTTAGAAGAGAAAGAAAATGGCAGAACAGATACTGAAAGTTAAACTTGTTGCTGATGTGGGGCAATCTGAAGCGGCTTTAAAGCTGTTTACAGATTCGGCTAAAGATGCTGGAGTATCTATAGAAAAGGTCTTTAAAGCTGTTAATGTTGAAACAGATAAAATAGCTTATGATATTAAAGTAACTGCCGATGAACTGGATAAGTTAGATAAAGCTTTTAAGTCTGCTAAAGCAAAATTCTCAGAAGACGAGACTACTAAGTTATCTAGTAGTTTCATTGAAGTTACTAAGAATATAGATACTGAAGCTGCCAGAATTGCAAAAAGCCGTCAAAAAGGTTTTGAGGAAGACTTAGCTAAACGTACTACTAGGTTAAAAGAATCACTTAGCTTAGAACTAGCTTTAATCCGTGAAGGCGAAAATAGTATCACAGCTATTAAACTAGAGTCAGCTTCTAAACAAAGAAAACTTGAAGAAAAGTTACAAGAAGACCTAGCTGTCGTAAAGCAGAAGTTTATCGACCAAAATATAACTGCTGCTACTAAAAACACTTATATCAATAGACTATATGCTGATTATAAAGATGCTACAGTTAAGTTAAATGAATTAACTGATGAACGTATAGCTAAAGCAAACCAAGAAGTAGCAGACTTTAATCTAGTAGAGAAGAAACTTGCGGAAACTTCTGCTAGACGAGTAAAACTTGTAGAAGACAGAGAGAAAGCTTTAACTGATATTCAAATAGCTGCTGCAAAAAAGTCTCAGGAAGTCCAAAATGCTTTAATTAAGCAAACAGTAGATTCTTTAATAATTACAGAGGATAAAGAGTATAAAAGACTTCTAGCTGCTAGAAAAGCTAATGCTGAAGCTGCTTTTGGTGTGGGCGCACCACAAGCAGGTAGAGATGATAGAGGTTATGTACCTTTTGCTATGGGTACTGTTGGGGCTAATAGAGCTGCTGCACAAGCACCTGCTGATGCTAGGGCGCAAACATTACAGGAAGCAGAAACTAGAGCTTTCTTAGCTAGAAGAGCTAAAGCTGAGAAAGAGTGGGCTGATAATTTTAATACTGTTGTGACTCCAGCTGTAGAAAACAATACTAAAGGTTTAGAAAATAATAAAAAAGCCCTAGATGAGGTTAGTAAATCACATAAAAGCCTGCTAGGTCATATTACAGAGGTCTATGGAGCTTATCAATTAGTTAATACTGCTGTAGGTACTTTTAAACAATTTTTACTTGATATACCTAAAGCTGGTATTCAACAAGAGCAAACACAAGCAACTCTTTTTGCTATCTTTGGCTCTAAAGAAGGTTATAAAAATATAGAGTTCTTAAAAGACCTTAGTAAGAGCGCAGGCCAATATATAGGTGACTTGCAAGAAGCTTATACTAGATTCGCACCTTCAGCGGTACTAGCAGGAGCTACTCAAGGAGAAGTTAATAAAGTATTTAAAGACTTTACAGAAACTTCTACTGTATTGCATTTAGGGACTGACCAAGTTAAATCTCTTTACTTAGCTTTAGAGCAGATGTATGCTAAAACTACTGTACAATCTGAAGAGATTAAGAAACAGTTAGGTAACGTACTTCCCGGTGCTGTAGAAGTAGGTGCTAAAGCTTGGGAAAACTATATAAATAAAGGAAAAGAAGGAGCAGCTAGAACTAAATTATCTGTAGCAGAATTTATGGATGCTATGAGTAAAAATTTAGTTATAGCTAGACAATTTATTCCAGAATTTTCCAAAGCTTATAGAGATACTTTTGGTGGCCCAGATGATTCAGTCTTTGAAGATACTAGAACAAAATTATTATCTAATTTACAAAGAATTAGAAGTACTTATTTTGAACTGACAGATGAAATATACAAAAGAACGTCATCAACTTTAAACGATATAGTTAAATTAGGGGCTGAAGCTTTAGAAACAATACAGAAGAATGCTACTGGAGTTCTACAAGCTATCGAAATCCTATCTGTAGCGGTAGCAGCTAGACTAAGTGTTGCTTTAGCTGTAAATTTAGCAGCTAATCTTAGTAAAGTAACAGTTCTTTTAACTGGTATGTCGGCTGGTATGCTAAGTGTAGCTACTGCCGCTGTAACTGCCGCTGTATCAGTAGCTAATCTAAGTATTAAATATGAAGAAGCTAGAGGTATTTTAGTAGACTATAATAATGAAACAGCCTCTATTACCTCTACTTTAAGTGTAGTTTTATCTGATGTTAAAACACTATTAACAAGTTACTTAGAAACTTATAAAGGTTTTGGTGCTGATTTCTTAAAAGCTATTTTACCAGACCCTGTTAAAGCTGTAGGTGACTTCTTTAGACAATATGTACCTCTTACTTTGGGGTATTTGAAAGCCACTAAACAAGCTTTTACAGAAGAAGGCTTAACTGTAAATCTTGGTTTAACTGCTAATCAATTTGCTAAAGAGTATGCAGCTCAGTTTGACGCTTACGGTTCTAGTGTAGTTACAAGAGCTGTCGAGAAAGATATTTCTAAAGTAAAAGAGTATGTAAAAGGTAAACCTGTTTATGAAATAGGTAAAGAGATAAGCGCACAATTAGCTGCTGGTTTGAAATTATCTAGTTCAGATATTACTGAAATGCTTAATAGTGGTTTAGAGATAGGAGCTACTGATAAAGGCGGTTCGGGAGAAGATTTAAAGAAAAATGCAGAGAAGAATAAAGCTTCTCTAAAAGAAACCTACAGAAGTGCTTTTGAAGAGATTAAAAATAGTTATAGCCAAATACAAGCTGACCTTACAGAAGCATTAGGAAGTATAGATATTCTATATCAGCAAAATGCTATGTCTATTGAGACTTACTTCTCCCAAAAGATGCAGTTACAGGAAACTGATTTAGCTGTTCAGAAAGAGATGTTAAATCAAGAGTTACAGTTAGCTTATGCTCAGAAAGATAAAGTTAAGATTCAAAAGTTAAATGGTGAGTTAATTAAAGCTGAAACTGATGCTAATAAACTTGCTACTAAAACTATTATTGAAAAGACTAATGCTACTAGAGCATATCAAGCTATGGCTTTAGAAGGGCAAGCTAAAGTACTTGCTTTCCAAGGTAGAGGTGGTGAAGCTGCTTTAGGTCAATTTGATGTAGCTAATAGGGATAAGCTAGAAAAGTTTAAAATTGCCGGAGATACTGCTGCTCTTAGAAACTTAGAAATAGAAAGACAAAATGTTGCTTTGAAAGGTGCTATTGCCGATATAGATGAGAAAAGAACTTTACAAGAAGCTGACTATCAAGCCGCTTTAGAAAGAACTAACATTCTTAAAAATACAGGAGCTATAGGTGAGTTTACTGCCTTACAACAGATAACTGCCGCTAATGAAGCTAGAATAGCGTCTATGGAAGAAGCTGTTAGAGTTAAAGAACTTGAAATAGCTAAGACTGAGGAACTTGTTGGTATAGTAGACTTAAAAGAACGTAGCGCTTTAAAGAAACTAAGAGAAGAATTAGAGAATTTTAGACTTACATCGGATGCAGTAGCACAACATTTTGATAAAGTATTCTCAGATTCTTTTACTAATGCTTTTACAGGTTTTGCTAACGGTACTATGACTGCCCAACAAGCTTTCTCTAGTTTAATTACTTCTATGATTGGCGAAATTCAGAAGTTAATTGCTCAAGAAATGGCTAGTGCTGCTTTGAGAACTATTATCAGACCTTTAGCTAATTGGGCTATGGGTGGGATTGGTGATATGTTTAGTAGTGGTCAAAGTGCTGCATTTACAGATACTTTTTCTAAATCTGGAACAGACTTCTGGGGAGCTGGTGCTACTAAAATATTACCTAATGCTAATGGCGGTGTATTCTCAGGCCCAGGTATCTCAGCTTACTCAGGTTCAATAGTATCTAAACCTACTATTTTCCCATTTGCTAAAGGTACTGGTTTAATGGGTGAGGATGGGCCAGAAGCTATTTTACCTTTGACCGCAAATTCTAAAGGTAAACTCGGTGTAGTTGCTGATATTACTGGACAATCGAGCGGTAATGTGTATAATATAGCAGTTACTGTTCAAAGTTCTAAGGACGAAAAGCCCGCAGATACAGGACAGAAAATTGCAGAAGCTATGATGAGAACTATAGCTAAGCAAGAAATCGGATTAGCAGCTAGACCGGGCAACTCACTTAATAGAACTACTAAATTTGGATAAGACATGACTACAACAGCTTTGCCTTTACCTAATAAAATAGCACTTTCAAGTGATAAGTCTGTTAGTTTCAGAGCCATCTCCTCCCAGTTTGGGGATGGTTATCAACAAATAGCACCTAATGGTATTAATGTTAAAGTAGCTTCATGGACTATTGAATGGGGCGCTTTAACATTAGCTGAAAGAGATACTGTAGAGTCCATACTAGATAGTGTTGGTTCATGGGGAATTCTAACTTGGACTCCTACAAATGAGTCAGTACAGTTAAAGTTCAGGATGACCAACGAAGGCTATACTAGGAATACTCTAAATAAAAATGGTATCTTTAGTATCTCCTGTAAGTTAATGCAAGTTTTTGATATTTAGGAAGTAGATATGGCTTTAGAATACATTGAAATTAAAGATGCAGTTGGTGTTGTTAAGAAGATAGCCGTAGATACTATTTCAGATAGTAGTTTACAGGTTATGAAATTAGCTACTGGAGCTGATGGCTCTGTAGGAGATGTAGTTAGTACTTCTAATCCATTACCTATTGTAAATGTATCTAACTCTACTGCTGGTACATTGACTATAGCATCTGGTGCTAGTGTTTCAGGCTCTTTAGATACTTTAAATACTGATTTACTTGGGTTTATCTCTCCTGCTGCTTGGACTGCTGCGGCTCTTACATTAGAAGTTTCAGTAGATAATACTAACTGGTTCGGTATTGTTTATGACTCTTACGGTGTTCAGATTAACTCTTATAGTTCTTTAACAGTAAATGCCGGTTATAATGCAGATTTTATTAATCTATTACCTTTTAGATATATAAGACTACGCTCAGGAACTACTGCTACCCCAGTTAATCAAGCAGCCGCTAGAACTTTTACAGTTTTATCCAGACCAGTAGCTTAATATGTCTTTATTATTGCTTCTAAATAACCAAGGAGAAGAGACACTATCTGTAAATCAGACGGTGCTAACTTCTACTGTTCCAGGTTTAGTAGAGCTTTTTGAGATTGATTTAACTTCTACTAATGTTCCGGCTCTAGTTGGTAACGTGTTCAGAGTAGCTACTATGACTGACTCTACGGATTTAGCTAATATAAAAGCTGTTAGTTTTGGCGGGAATGACTACGTTCCGTATCCTATACAGATTTCTGAAGTATCTTTTTCTTCTGATGGTGCGCCTCCAAGGCCAAAGCTAGTAATAGCTAATGTTAATAAATACATTGGTCAGTTAGCTTTTGCCTACGGGGATATTATAGGCGCTACTGTTACTTATATTAGAACATTTACACCTTATTTGAATTCCCCTAGTAAAGTATCGCTGCCGCCATTGAAATACTTTATAGCTAAAAAGACTTCTCATAATAGAACTACATTATCCTTTGAGTTAAGGGATTTCAGAGATAAAGAAAGAGCTTTTCTTCCTAAACGGCAGATGTTAAAGAAAGACTTTCCTGGGCTTGGGATTAATAAAAATGTCAGATAGAATAGAGTTGACTTTCAAACAGTCTGAAAAGATTAGAGAACATACATTAAACTGCTATCCGCAGGAAATGTGCGGTTTCTTAACTGAAGATGACTTTATCCCTGTAAAGAATACTGCTGAGGAGCCGGAAAAGTCATTTAGAATAGATACTATAGATTATGCCAGATGGTTTAGCAAGGCTATAGCAGTTGTTCATTCACATACCAGAGCTTTGAAAAAGCAAGAACTATTTGATTTAAGAACCCCTAGTTATGCTGATTATGTTAATCAGAAGAAAACGGGTTTACCTTGGCTAATTGTTGGTTGTGAGAGCTTAACAGTTACAGACCCAGTTCAGTTTCCAAGAATACCGGATAATAACTATATCGGCAGACCATTTCAATGGTTTATCTATGACTGCTATAACTTAGTTCAGGACTTTTATAGGTTTGAACTTGATATTATCCTGAGAGATTCTCTAGTAGATAAAGATTACCAAGATATTAGGCACATGAATGATATATTTAGTGACTATTTCGAGGATTATGGGTTTAAAGAAATTCCTTTTGAAGAACTTACTGATGGTAATCTAGTTCTATTAGACCACGGTGGCTTTACCTGTAATCATTTAGGTATCTATTGGAAAGGTCAGGTTATACATCAAGGCATGATTAGTGTATCAGTTCCTTTTGAAACTTTCTTAGGAAGAATAAATAAGGTATTAAAATATGTCGGCTAAACTAAATGTCGTTATTCTTTCAGGTGAAAATCCTGAGGTATTTGAATTGTTTGCTTCTAATATAAAAGAAGTAGTTAGTTTGCTGCGCTTGCAGAAAGGTGATAGCTTTGCTGATGAGTTGTTAAATAATAACTATAAATTTGTATTAGCTGACTCTACTAGGGAAGATAGTTTTGTAGCTTTAGTACCTGAAGTTGTGTTCTCTAGCTTTGAAGGGTTTGATTTATTATTTATTGTACCTGAGATTGAAGGTGAGGAGCCTGTTTCAATAGGTACTGCTATGGCTGTAGCTTTATCTAGCGCTGGTTTTGGTACTGCGGCTGGTTTTGTACTAACTTATGCTGCTGTTTTTGGAACTGTAGCTTTAATGGCACTTAGTATCGGCCTTAATATGCTAATGTCTGCTTTGTCTCCTACTCCTGAATTCTCATCTGACCCTGCCGCACAGCAGAACAAATCTAATTTATTTAATGGCGCACCTATAGTAAGAAACCAAGGTGGTAGTGTACCACTTATATTTGGTAATCCTTACTGTGGTGCAGTACTTATTTCATCTGGTGCATTTACAGAAGAGGTTACAGCATAATGGAAAACTTACCAGTAATTTATGGTGAAATGGGTGGTGGTAAAGGTGGTGGTGGACATACTCCTGTAGAAGCTGCTGATACTTTATCCTCTAAACAGACAATGAGACTATTATTTGCCTTATCTGAAGGACAGATAGATAGTGTAGAGGATATTCTAGTAAATAGTGCAAGTATTAGTAATTATAGTTCTACCATAGACTATGAGGTTAGAACTGGTACAGTTGACCAGAATGTTATTAAAGGTTTCTCTGAGGTAGAGGCTCCTTTAACTGGTGGTGGCGCATTTCCTGTTGAGTTAAAAGCTGGTATTCAGCATATCTATTCACTTTTAGGTATGTATGATGCGGCTAGAATTAACCTAACTATTCCTAGATTGATGCAAGTAACCGGAGAAGGAGACCGAGTAGGTTACTCAGTTACTCTATCTGTTTATAAAAGACACCAACCATTTGGCGGTAGTCCAGGAAGTTGGCAATTAGCTAGTACTATTACTAAGAATGGTAAATGTACTAATCCTTATTCATGGGATGTAAGATTAGAAAAGCCAGCTACTACCGGAGAACTAGATTCTTGGGGCATTATGATTGTCCGAGATTCTGCTGATGATGCTGATGATAAGCATTATAGCACTACAGCTTTATCTGCTATAACTACTATAGTTGAATCTAGTTTAACATATCCACATACAGCTTTAGTTGGTGTTACTTTAAAGGATGCTGCTCAGTTTGGTGGTTCAATTCCTGAAATTAAGTTCAAAGTTAAAGGTATTAAATTACCTTTGCCAGTTAATTATGACCCAACTACTAGAGCTTATACTGGCGTATGGAACGGTGCATTTAAGTCAGTTAGAGAATACACTGATAACTTAGCTTGGGTAACTTATTGGGTTCTACGAGAACATGGTTCTACTTTCTTAGACTCTGAATGGGGTTTAGAGATTGCTGCTAGTGATATTGATGTAGGTTCCTTTTATTTATATGCTCAGTACTGCGACCAATTAGTATCTGATGGTAAAGGCGGTCAAGAACCTAGATATACAGCGCACTTTCAGTTTATTGAAAGGGATAATGTTCCGACATTTTTAACCTATCTGTTGAACCTAGGTAATGCTAACTTCTCCTCTAATAGTCTAGGTCAGATTTCAATTATCTGGGATGGCGCAGGTCAAAGCATTACTAAAGTGGTATCTAATGCTACTGTAGTTGATGGTGTTTTCGAGTACTCATCTAATGACCTAGAAGGTAGAACTAATCTAGTCAATGTAACCTATGCTAGAGAAGAACTATTTGGTGATAGTGATACTGCTACTCATTATGAACAGACTTTAATTGATAGATATGGCTTGCAAACCTCTGACGTAGTATTGTTTGGTTGTAAAAGTGAAGCACAAGCTTTGAGAAAGGCTAGAGCGGTTCTTTATAACAACTGCTATGCTACTGATTTAGTTACTTTTAGACAATTGTTCCAAGGTGCTACTTATCAAATTGGTGAGTTAGTTTCTGTTATGGACAGTGATAATGTCGTAACTGACCCTAAACATGGGATAATTACTGGCAGTTCGCTTTCAGCTGGCACTACAACGCTGACTTTAGACCGTTCAATAGTTTTAACTAATGCTAGTTATACTATTCAGTTTATCGGTAATGATGGAACTACGTTCTTATCGAAAGCAATTACACAAACTAATGGCTCATTCTCTAGTGTTAGTTATACTGGAAGTGAGATACCTTTTGTTGGCGGTACTGTGTTGTTCTCAACTACAGCTTTAACTCCTAGGACAGTTAAAGTTATCAAGGTTGATAAGGATGATGAACACGTTTATACAATTACAGGGCTAACGCATAATGAATCTAAGTATAGTTATATTGAGAATGTAGGTTCTATTGCTACGCCTTCTGGTAGTTTTATTAACTTTAATAACTTTACAGTTCCAGCTGTTAGTAACATTACAATAGAAGAAGTGTTCTCGTCTAATGGTGTAGTTGAGTTCTCTAAACTAGCTGTTGACTGGGATTGGAATGTTAGTGGTACTGAGGACTATAGAGCTACTTTTGACGTTTCATATCGTAGAGATAATCAAGAGTATCAACAAGCTAGAAACTTAGGTACATCTGACTTCGACATTGAATACCCACTTCCAGGTGTCTATGAGATTTATGTCTGGGCTGTTAATCCTTTTTCTGGACTACGTTCAGTTGTAACTAGTATTGTTTATAACTTTAGAACTGCTACTGCCGTTTCTACTTTGCTGCCGCCAACTAATGTAGTAGTTCCTAGTACTGCTGGCGTTGTATTTCAGCAAAGAGATTTGCCGCTGACTTGGACTTTTCCAGTTGCTAATGATACTAAGGTTGATAAACTTAAAGACTATGTGGTTCAGGTCTTAGACTACACTACCAGTACTGTTAAAGGCACTTATACAGTAGCCCCTAACACAGATAGAGGCGGTGATTTTCTACTTACTTTTGCTGAAAATGCTGCTATCTTTGGTACTGCTCAGAGACAGTTTAGAGTTAGAGTCTTTAGTAGAGATTTAATTGGTGACTTATCCAATTATGTTGAGGTAGTGCCTAATAATAGTGTTCCTGCTGCTCAGACATTTACCATTTTAAATGGTGTAGGTTCTGTTTATATCCGAGTTACATCTTTAACTGAAATTGATGTTACTGGATTTAGGGTTTGGAGAGGTACGACTGCTGGTTTTACCAAGGATGATAGTTCCCTAGTCTATGACGGGGCTGACACTTATATTACTCTTAATGTCCCAGACACTACTCCCTACTTCTACGCACTAGCTGCTTATGATAGTTTTGGTAAAACTGGGCTTAATATAGTTGAAGATGGTTCTAGTCATACCACAGTAACTGTAGATGCTACACAGTATAGTTTTTCAGGTCTAGTATTTACACCAAATGACCCTACAGCTAATAAAGTTAGTTGGACTGCTGGTACAGTCAGTAAGAATAATGGAACCCCTAGTACTATAAATGCTGGGGCTACGCCAACTGCTTGGAGTTCAGGTACTATTTATATTTACTACCCAGGAACAGGAACTTCACTTGTTGCAACCACAGATATAACTCTTGCTGTTACTGGTTCTATTGTAGTTGCAACTTATAGAGGTGGTACAGATGTAAATGTCGGCAATGGTAAGGCATTTATTGATGGAAGTAATCTTATAGCTGGTACTGTAGGCGCTAATCAGATAGCTGCTAATTCGATTAATTCTGGAAAGTTAGTTACTGATAGTGCTGTTATCACTACAGAAGCTCAAATGGGTTCTGCTACTGTTGGTAATGCTGCTATTAAGGATTATATTCAGAGTACTAACTTTAATAACACTACCAAACAAGGCTGGAAACTGGATAAAGCTGGTAATTTAACATCTTATGGTTCTGTAACTATTGCTAGTGCTGGTACTGGTACTGCTAGAATGGAGCAAAATGGAGATGTTATTAAAGTTTATGACAGTTCGGGTGTGTTGCGTGTTAAACTTGGTAATTTGAGCGCATAGGAGGTATTATGAGTTATGGATTACAGGTTTTTGATAGTAGTGGTAATCTTGAGGTTGATATTAGTAGTAGATTAAGTAGGTATATGGGAAAGATAGATTTAGCCATGACAGCTGCTATGGTTAATTCTACTGACTGGCCTTATGATAAATACCATGGGACTGTAAGTTTTCCCGATATAGTAGACGATGGTACTTGGATGCTTTCTACTAATATAAGTGATGATACTGAATTTGCCTTTGCCTCTATAACATCTACAGGAGTGATTACAGTAGATTTATATTGGAGGGTCAGTAATTATACTTTTTCTATATATGTATTCAGATTATGAGTTACGGTTTTCAAGCAATAAATACCAGTAATACTATCCAAATAGATGAGAATTATAAGAATTATCAAGTCTATTCCTATGGTAGTGTTAATCTAAACACATTAGGGGCTTTTTCAAGGTACTCTCACATATTCACAGCCCCTTTAAATTCTATTTTACTAATATCTGACCATAATTATACTAACACAATAATTAGTTGTTACTCTATATTTGGTTATGGGGTTACTGAATTTACTGTACTCTCGGAAGATATAATTACATTAGATTTTATTATTCTTGTACTTGGAACCGACTCACTCCCCTCATTATCTGGATATGGTCTCAATGTGTACAATCAAAGTGGTGAAGTTGTCTATACAAGTAACTTAAAAACACCACAGTTTATAGCTACTGGAGCTAAAGGTTCCCCAATATCATTGCCTTCTTCTAGTAAACGTAGGTATTTAGAGGTTTCAACCTTAGGTAAATTTGGTCAAGTCTGTTATCCTATAGAAGGTGGTTCAGACTATTTTCTATGGTATTCTTTTGATGCGTTTCAGATGCCTAATAATAACTATATAGGAGCAACCGAAATAGAATACTTTTCAGGTATGAATTTAGTAGTTGACCAAGGTTTCTTTCTAGGTCATAAAGGAACAACAAGAAATATAGCGGAGTTTTAAATGACACAAAATGTAATAATATATAATAAACAAACAGGTTTTATAGAAAGTTACCAAGAAATAGTAGTAGATGCATTTGAGGACGGAGCGGCTATAGGTGGAGGTTCCGTAGTCTTATTACTTACTGAAAGCTTAGTTAATTCTGGAGAAGTTATAGGTAATAGCTTTATAAAGAATAACAAGCTTAAACCCTTGTCTAGCAAACCTTCTAACTACCACATCTGGAACCTAGAAACAGAACAATGGGAAGAACCTGAAAATTACCAACAACTACTATTCAACGAAGCAGCTAGTAAAGTAAAATTAGAACGTCAAAGGTTATTAACTGCAACTGACTGGACAGATACGGTATCAGCATCTACAAGATTAGAAAACTACAATGCTTGGCAGTTCTATCGCCAGCAACTTAGAGATATAACAAAACAAGAAGGTTATCCATTTAATGTTATCTGGCCTACTCAGCCAGTATAGGAGCTATTATGTCACTTGACCCTATAACAGCAGGATTTGACCTAGTTAAAACTGGCCTAGACAAGTTCTTTCCAGATGCCGATACAGAACTTAAAGGTAAATTAGAAGCCGCAGCTACTGAAATTAACAACAACTACCAGTTACAACTAGCTCAGATTGAGGTAAATAAGGTAGAAGCTGGTAGTTCTAGTCTATTTACCTCAGGTTGGAGACCATTTATCGGCTGGATTTGTGGACTTGCACTAGCCTATTGCTCTATACTAGAGCCACTACTTCGGTTCATAGCTAATGTACTATTTGGCTACACAGGCTCTTTCCCTACTATAGATACAGATATAACTATGCAAGTTCTACTAGGTATATTAGGTCTTGGAGCTATGCGTAGTTATGATAAGGTACAGGGTACTGTTAGAAAGTAGACTAGGTACTGGAATGGCGTTATTTGCTAATTTTCGCATTTAACGCTGTTTTTCTCGTCACCCTCGCCAATGGCCTGTTTTATGAATATCGCGTCATCAGCGCAGTCAGCCTCGTTATTTTCGTCATCATCGACCGTTTCACAGGCCAATTTAACGTTTTCCAGCTCCCTAGCTCTTAATCTTTCTAAATAAGTTGACATAATAGCTCCTGTTGTAGTTGAAGCTATTATACCAGAACTATTTGCGGATAATAAGAGTAATACTAGAAACATTCCTACCTATTGACTTCAAAGTATAAGAAAGTTTTAA